TTACCACTTCTATGGTTACCATTTATATCGACTGGTCGCAACTCGAATCCGTCAACAGTCCAAGACATTTTCTGATAGTTTGTATCTCCACTTGAACCCAAGAAGTACTTAGGTTGCATTTGAAAGTAACCGTTGCCTGATAATTGTACTTTAGTAGGGTCTGCATAAAATGCACCACCGCTCGAACCCAACGCAATTCGATTGCTATTTAATTCTAACCGTTTATCACTAGAAGTTCCATCATTTTCAGCAAAGTTGATACCACTTTCGCTGTATTCCATGTAAGAACCGTTGGCACTTACTGCACCTGTTGACTTGTTAACATCATGATAATCAATTCTCAGTTTACCATCTGATAAGGTTGTCGTACCAGTTCGATTAAGTTCGCTTGTATATGGACGATTAAATGTATTGGTAAACACGCTACCCGTAATTGTACCTGCTGTAACGTTCCCTAGCGTAGCACTTAAAGCACTCAAACTATTGACATTGATAGCGTCTTGTGTGAATTGATTTTTTACCCATGCTCCTGATAAATAGTGATACACACTTGTTATACGTCTGTCACTTGATGAAACCGTTTTGAACCAAGTAGAGCCGTTTTCAATGCTTCCCGTAGGCGCTGTTGGTTGTAAGTAGGCTATACCCATTGTACCCCTTGCACCAGTTTCCCCCATCTTGGCAACGCTGAAAAATGTAGTACTTGAGCCATTCGTGTACTTCATTACTGTTCTAGTCCAAAGGAATTGCCCGTTCGGTACGCTAGGAATACTTGTACCCCAACTTGTAGGCTGAGTTGTTCCACTCGTTGAAACGCCATAAGAAATGGTTGTTGTTGCTATACCGTTTCCCGTATCGCCTTTATCGCCTTTATCCCCTTTAATCAAAGCCCATGCATAATCGCTCGGGTTAGTGCTTTCTGTCGGGGTTGTTTTGTTGTATGCTAAACCAATGTATTTTTTACCCGTGGGATTGTCGGACAAACCCCCACCCGTTGACGTGTCAGCATATTTTACCCATGTATAGTAGGTTTTTCCATCTTCACCCTTTGTTCCGTTTTCGCCTTGGATAAGTGACCAAGTGTAATCGCTAGGGTCACTGCTTTCCGTTGATACGGTCTTATTATAAGCAAGTCCAATGTACTTTTTACCGTCAGGCGTTTCACTCATACCATTTCCGTTTGCGTCATCGGCGTATTTTAACCAAGTATAAAGGCTTCGTCCGTCCGCGCCTTTAGCACCTTGGATACCCTGTTCGCCTTTATCGCCTTTCTTGGAAACACTATAAGAAACCGTATTCGTTCCGTTGGTGTAGTAAATGATTGTTCTCGTCCAAAGATATTTATTGTCTTGTAAAGTCGGTATAGTGGTTGTCCATGCTGTTGTAGGGGCTGTTGTTCCACTATCGCCCAAAGCGTATTGAACATTGGAAGTTTGCACTCCTACACCGTTAGCACCGTCAGTACCATTATTGCCCTTAATCAGCGACCAATTGTAATCGTCAGGGTTATTCGATGGTTCGGGTGTGCTCATGTTATAAGCGATACCTAAATAGTTTTTGCCTTCGGGATATTCGCTTATTCCGTTCCCTTCCCTATCGTCGGCATATCGTAACCAAACATAATTAGATTTGTTATCTTGTATTTGATTTCTAAGGTTTAGTAACTCTTGAGAAACCATGCTCGGTTGTATAGCGTAGTTACCTAGAATGTACTCCGTTTTATCATTGTCAACGTAAGATACTTTCATTTGTAAAACTCGTGCTTTTAAATAAATAGGTTCGGGCGTTTTATGTGTGGCTATCATAATTGTATCGCCTAGTTTAGCGTTCATTTCTCGGCCACTTGCACTAAACGCAACCGTAGGTGTATCATGTTGTTTTAAATACGTTAAGGCACGATTAAACAACTCTTGTGGGCTTTCTGTATCATATTCAAAGTTGCCCAAAATGTAGCCCCAACGCTCATCATTACTAAAACGACTATATGACCATTCAGAATGTGCTTTTCTGTTCTTGATGTATTGACTACCTTTAGTTGTGTAGTAGGTTCCGTCATCGTAAACGATACTCGATATATCAACGACTGTTCCATTGTCTAATTCTTTACCCCGTGGGAATACTGCTGTAATTAAATCAACGATACTTGTTTCATTTGTTAACTCTTTCAAATTGTAATCGTCAATTAAAAATGTTTGAGAAATATCTGAACCCAATTTTTTCACAATGTCAAGCTGTAAATTCAAAACGGGCAATGTTGTGTTATTGTTAGCTAACTTAGCGTAAAGTCGGTATTCTCCCCCATCAAATGCGTTAACAGTTGTTATTAAACGCTGTAATAGTTTAGTTTCCTTACTGTCATTAGAAATAACACGTTTTAAATTAGATAGCTCGTTTATCCCTAATTTAATAGGACTATCGAACAATGGTTGCCCTGCTTGCGTTAGATACCATTCTAGCGATTTTTGTTCGCTCGGCGCTGTAAATGGTTGTGCGCTTTCGTTATTTAAATCCATACCACCATTTTCAGCATAAACGGTCATACGAACATTATTTATATCGGTTGTAACCTTTCTAATTGTGAAGTCGTGAACAAAGCCTTCTTTATCTCTTAAAATAACATGATTACCAACTACCATATATTTTGCCAATTCGTGGTTGATTAAACAATCAAATTGATAGTAACTCGAAGGCGTGTCAACTGAAATAAAATGCTCATCGTTAGCGATAAAATTACTATCTTCATTTGTGAATTGTGCTAACATTACATAATCTTTGTTCGAGATAGTCCATGTTTGAGCCATTCTCTTAATCACTCCTTTATATTTCATACTTAATATTATAACACAAATAAAGGTAGACTGTAAAAGCCCACCCAAAGAATTTTATAAATATTTTTGCCTATATGAAACAGTGATATTCGGCATTGTAGCAAAGTTTGAAACCCCAAAATATACCTTACTTGTTCCCGTTGGAATAACAATAGGTTGTGAACCAATATCTCGCATAACATTATTCGGCGTGCCGTTTATTCGGGTTTCGTTCTTACTACTATCTAGTTCCCAAACCGAACCGTTGTAAAAAAAGTTCGGAACATCTTCGGTATAATTTACGTTATCTTTAATAAAAATCATATCGGTAATGTATCGATGTGTCAGCATATTGGCATTATTCAGTGGCGCTTTTCGCCCGATAAATACTGATATATGTTTACAAGGTACATCTTTGAAGTTATTGCTTGTAAAGCTAACGCTTCCGGTCGGATAATTAACCGTGAAATCAGCGCCTTTTTTTTCGATGGAATAACCGTAAAGTTTAGCATTGGTCAAGTTATTCCAATAAGTAGGTTGAAAAGGTATATTTCTAACTTCCTTGAACAAGTTGCTTGAATAGCTAGGGTCTGTTGAGTAATATTTGATAATCATGTTAGCATTGTTATTGTTGATAGTATCTTTCACAAATTCGATACTAGCCATCGTATTGTTGTTCCCGTCTAGACAAGATACTTGTATATAAGATGCTTGTGTGATGAAACCTGTTTCAAACCATAACGCGAATAAAAGTCTAAAATTTACAGCGCCTTTTGCACCTTGCGAATCCGCGGGTATTTCCCAACTCAACCCCGTCCCTTGATATTCTTGTGCCCCCGTTACATTGTCATTAAAGTTATTTTGAATAGTCAATACGTTCATTGCTTTCATGTGTATAATACCTTGACCATTCGGTTGCGTTGCATAGTCGGTTGCCGGCATATGTTTAATATAAGGTTGTTGATTTAAAGCGTAAAAATTCTGATAAGCTTTACCCAAATAGGCATTGCTATTTACCCGTGGCGTTACCCCTGATATAGTGGTTGTCCCACCTTGCCAATGGTTAGCATTTAATAACGTTTCTGAACGTGTTCTACTTGCCAAATCGTTCTCATAAGGGTTCCCTTGCTGAAAATATCTATCGTCAGTCACAACCCCGATAAAGCCATTATCAGATAACATTTCAGCCCGAACATCTAAAAACGTGGGCGCTGTTCCTTCATTGGTAACTTCAATAAAGTTTTGTCCCGTTGGTAGTGTCTTGGTCTTTGCGTTTACGTCATACTTGTAAGGGTCAAGACAAGTGAACAACATTGTACCCGTAAGCATAAGCGTTCCTTCTGTTACATTTTCCATTTGTACAAAGGTCGCATTGAAATATTTGTCGTTTTCGTCAGCAAAAATCAGCCTTGCATTATCCTTTTTCAGCAACTTGTTTAGTTGAGTAAATTTATTCATCAAGTCATTAGGTGTTTTCGCCTTCAATTGAAAAGTAATAGCAATATCTCTTTTTGCAACCCTTGAATAGTTATAAAATTCTCCGTCAGCTTGTCCGATAACTTCACTATTTATTTCTTTTTGAAAGCTTTCTCGCCCCGTCACTTTCAAGGTCTTATAACCTTCGATAACGTTTTCAAAGTATACTCCGTCATAAGTAAAACTTTCGCTTGAAAGCTTGTTGTCGGTCTTTGATTGGTTTATATCCCTAAATTGATACAAGTAAAATCACTCCTTTAGTCAACGGGTTGAAAATTATCACAACCCGTTGAAAGTATTTTAATATCCATATAACCTATTATTACGTTGATTGATCAAGTCTAACTCCGTTTGTGCATACGGGGCGCTTGCTCGGGCTATCTCTTTACCATCTAGTGTAACAACTGTTTGAATTACCGTGTTATTACTTCCTAAAGCGCCTTTAAAGGTCTGCCCTTTGAATTGACTAGAAATATCAGATTGCATTGAAAGCGTACCGATATTGTCTAATTGTGGAAAAGTTGTCAGATAGTCCATAGCCCTTGTAACTGCCTTTTTACCGTTGTAAATACCTTCTGAAATAGTACCTCCAAAATTCAACTTGTTCAAATCTCGTAAAGGTCCTTCTTTAGCTGGCGAAAACGGTAAAAATCGGCGTATTTTTGAAGTCACACTACTGATTGCATTTTCAACAGTATGAACAGCGCTTCTAATACCGTTCGCTATTTGTTGCACGATTTTAGCACCACTATTGAATAATGTTTGCCCAAACGAACCAATGGTGTTCGCAATTTTACTAGGCATAGCTCGGAAGAATGAAATAATGTTGCTTATTCCACCTTGAACAATCGAACCAAACGCTTGCATGGCACCACTAAACATTGACTTTATCATGTTCCAACCACTAGAAACAATGTTTTTTACACCGTCAAAGGCTTTGCGCCAATTGCCTGTAAATACCCCAACAAATACTTGAATAATACCTGTTATAATACCAATTGCGCCCTGAATCAAACCTGAAATAACTGTCCAAGCACCACTTGTTACGCCTTTGATAGTATCCCAAGCGTTCCCGATAACGTCAACAAGGAATGACATAGCTGTTGAAATAACGGTTTTGATAACTTCCCAAATTGTACTAGTAACTGCTAAAATTTCTTGACCGTTGGTATTCCAAAATTCTTTAATTTGTCCCCAAACGGTTTGTATCCAACTAGCCACCGTGTCAACTGCTGTCATAACGGTTGTACTTATTTCATTCCATACTGTTGCTGATACTTCCTTAATACTTTGCCATGTTTGAAATATAAATTGACCGATAAAACTAAATACTTCGTTTACTTTTGTTCTAAATGCTTCGCTCTTGTTATATGCTATTAAAAATGCACCCACTAAGCCTATAACAGCGCCGATAGCAATTACAACGGGGGCGCTCAATGCACCTAATGCTGTACCTACGGCTGTAAAGCCACTAGATATTTTAGTTAATACAGCGCCACCTTGAACAGCTTTGACAACCATACTAATACCGCTCGCAAAGCTAGTCAATGCACCAACTGCTGTACTAATAGCGCCGATTGCTTTAAATCCCAAGCCTACACTAATTAGGGTAGGCGCTAGTTTTACTAAAACGGGAACAAGTGGAATAATCACTTTAGCCAATTCAATCGCTTTTGAAACAAAATCGGAAATACTGTCAGCAATTCTTTGCATTGTTCCTACTACATCGCCGTTCGTAAAGCCATCGAAAAACTTCTTAAGCGTATCGGCAATTGCGTTAATATCGACGTCTTGTAGCATTTTTATAAAAGCGTTAACAAGGACTTCCAAAGCTTTTGAAAAGCTGTCAATAACTTCTTTGCCTTTTGCACTGTTAAAAAAGTCTTGTATCTTTTTCCCTACTTCGTCAAGAACGGGCGTCAGTTTGTTTAGGTTATTAATAACAGGTGTTAGAAAACCTTTCCCGATTGAACCGATTAAACCTTTGAATTTAGCTTGTAAGTTCCCCAACACGTTCGACCAGTTAGCACTTTCACGGGTTGCCTGTCCCGTTACCCCACTAGCATTGTAAACGTCTTGAATATACTCGAGCAACCAATCTTGTTGAGCGCTATCAGATAAATCTTCAAACGAACCACCATATTTCTTGTTATAAGCTGTCGCGATTTTTGTAAGGTTAGTATTTACCCCAATAGCGTCCCCATTTTCATAGTTACCCATTAAGAACCCTTTCAAGCTTTCTTGAGTATCTTCTAAGCTTCTATCATAAAAGGCACTTGCGTCAGCTACTAATGTAAGGGCTTTTTCAGTCGATTTCAGCGCTTTTGGTGCATCTTGTCCCGTTGCCTTGAAGAATGATTGAAAAGCACTCATAGGCGCTTTCAAACGTTCGGGAACAACATTCCACGCTTTGCTCATGTTTTCCATGCTTTCATTGGCTTGCTTTTCGATACCTTGGAACACTTGAGAATACTGTGCTTCGACCACTTGTAAATCTGCGCTAGTTTCTAAAATTTTCGTACCCATTGCACCAACTGCACCAACAACCCCAACTGTTGCTGTCTTAATGGCTAAACCTGCTGTTAAAAAGGTATTGCCTATTCGATTTGCGTGTTGAGATACCTTGCTAGTTACCTTGCCTACGCTATCCGAAAACTTACTAAAGTCAAACTTATTCGCCTTTT